CCAAAACCAAATTAAACACGTTTATATTCAGAGTGCTGGTAGTGGATATGCAAATGGATTAAGTCAAGAAGTTGATATAATTGGTGATGGTGAGGGAGCAAAGGCAAGAGTTGATGTAGTTAATGGTACAATAACTGACGTTACTGTGAGTGCAGGTGGTAAAGGATATAGTTACGGTATAGTTGACTTAGGAACTTTGAGCAGTGGTGTTAGTACGTCCACTGGTCGTGCAAAACTTGTTCCTATTATTCCACCTGGATTAGGACACGGTTCAGATGTATATACTGAATTAGGAACTGATAGGGTAATTGTTTATGCTAGATTTGATGATTCAACAAAAGACTTTCCTATAGATACAAAGTTTTCACAAGTTGGTGTAGTGAAGAATCCTACAAAAGTAGGAACATCAGTGACTTATTCTGATAATACTTATTCTTCATTACAAGCAGTAAAATTTGATTCTGTAACTGGAGTTCCACAAGTTGGTGAAGAAATTAAACAAGTATTAACAGTATCTCCTAACGTTGGAAAAGTTTCAACAGGTTACATTGCTTCATATGACTCAGAGACTAAAGTATTAAAATATTTTAGAGATCGATCACTGAATTTTAATAGGACGACATATGATCATACTGACTATGCAGGTATTTCAACTGCAGGTCGAATATATCAATTTGAATCTGTTGTTGGTTCAAATAATATAACAGGAAAGAGTTCATTCTTCTCTGGAGCAATTTCTCGTGATTTTTCTGGTATAACAACCAATCCCACAGGTAATAAACTAATTAACTTGGGTGTAAACTTTATTTCAGGACTTTCTAATTCTGAGATAAATAAAGGGTCAGGAGAAATAGTTTATCTAGATAATAGACCTCTGATAGTTAGAAACTCTCGTCAAAAGGAAGACATTAAAATCATACTCGAATTCTAAAAATGCCACAAAAGACTAACTTAAATATATCACCTTATTATGATGACTTTAGTAAGGATGATCAATTTTACAAAATACTATTCAAACCTGGTTATCCAGTACAAGCAAGAGAGCTAACTGGTTTACAGTCTCTCTTACAAAACCAAGTTGAGTCTTTTGGTAAGCATATATTTAAAGAAGGTTCAATGGTAATTCCTGGTGCCATTGAATTTGATAATACATATTTTTCTGCAAAAGTAAATGATACACATCTCGGCATTGATGTTTCTGTTTACTTAAATGAATTAATATCTTCAAATGGTGGAAAAGGATTAAGAGTAAGAGGTCAAACATCAGGTATTGTTGCAACAATAAAGAATTTTATATTACCTCCAGCTGAAGGTGTAGACAGCATAACAATATTTTTAAAGTATCAACAATCAGGAACTAGTGGTGAAAGTACAGCTTTTCCAGATGGTGAGGTTTTAATACTAGAAGAACCATTAACATATGGTAATACTACGATTACGATAGGTGAAACAGTTTTAACATTAGCGTCAGAGGAAGCAACTGCGACTGGTTCTGCATTTGGTGTTAATGCTGGTGTTTATTTTTTACGTGGAAGTTTTGTCGATGTACCTTCATCTTTAATAATTTTAGAACCATATTCAATAAATCCATCATATAGAGTCGGTTTTGATATTTCTGAAGAAATAATAAACTCAAATGATGATCCATCTCTGTATGATAATGCAAAAGGATTCACAAACTTTGCTGCACCAGGTGCTGATCGTTTTAAAATATCTGTTAAATTATCTAAAAAAGCATTAACTGACTATGAAGATACTAACTTTGTAGAATTGATGAGGGTTGATCAAGGAGCAGTAAAGAAATTACAAGATACTTCAACATATAATGAAATCAAAAAATATTTTGCTAAAAGAACATATGATGAATCAGGTGATTACTCCGTTGAACCATTCCGAGTATCTATTGAAGAAGCACTTAATGATGAAATTGATTCAGATGGATTGTTTACCGAAGATAGATTAACTGATGATGGTAATATACCTGAAGAAGATTTAATGTGTGTAAAAATATTTCCTGGTAGAGCTTATGTAAAAGGATACGATGTTGATATATCTGGAACAACAGTTTTAGATGTTGAAAAACCAAGAGATACTCAAAGTGTTCAAGGAATATCAGTTCCTTTTGAAATGGGAAGTTTGATAAGAGTAAACAATGCTCAAGGTGCTCCCGTTGTTAGTATTGGTGGAACCACAGGAAATATCATTCAACTTCATAATGAGAGAAAAGGAGGTAGTAATGCTGCGAATGGTTTACAAGTTGGTGAAGCAAGAGTTTATTTTTATTCTTTGACTGATGATACTTATAAAGATGCAGCATCTAGTTTTGACTTATACTTGTATGACATTCAAACATTTACTGTGTTAAAATGCACTGGATTTACATCATCAGATGTAGTAAAAGGAATGAAAATCAGAGGTCTTTCAAGTGGTGCTGAAGGTTTTGCTGCTAAAAATGGTGGTGTAACAGGATCTAATGAAATAGTAGTATCTCAAACAACAGGAACATTTATTAAAGGAGAACAAATAGTAATCAATGAAAGATTAAGTGGATATGAAAAACCATCTATAAAAGAAATAGTAGCTTATACAGTTGATGATATAAAAATGGTATTTCAAGATGCAAATGGGATTGATTCTGGTTTATTATCTGATTTTAGTGCTGATACAGTTTTATATGACCGTGTATTACCTGGTTTCTCTATAACAGATCAAATTAATGTTGTAGGAACTTCTGCAACTGCCGCAAATCGTAATTTTGCAGGAAAAGTTGGTATTCATACAGGATCAATTATAGCATTTAACGCTGGAACTGGATCTGTTCCTGTTTTTAATAGAGTTAATAATATTTCGACTGAGGGTAAGACACTAACTTTAGGAGGGACACAAACTGTTGCAGGTATATGTGATGGAGGAACAGTTGGAATAAATGAAACAACAACATCAACCTTTAGAATTAAAGTTCCTAAAGTTTTAAATCTTGAAAAATCTGGAATTTATGCTGAATTGCCAAAATCAGATGTTGCACAAGTTGATTTTGGTACTTCTGATTTAACTATTTCAAAACAAATAACTGGTGGTCCTACAAATATTAGTAACAATACAATCACATTTAATTCATCAGTCGGTTTAACAACTTCAGTTGGAATAACAAGTGTTTTCTTTGAGCCCTATGATACAGAAAGATATTCAATTCATTATAGTGATGGTACTACAGAAAAATTAACAGGAGATCAAGTATCAATTACAAATAATGCAAATACAATCACATTTAATGGTTTATCTAAAAATAATCAAAATGCGACTGTAAATGTAACACTTAAAAAACTTGGAATTACAAGTAAATCAAAAGATTATATAAGAAGTCAAACTCTTGAGGTTACAAGAACTAGAGGTGTTGCTACACCATTCAACGGATTATCTCATAGTAGAGGTTATGGTTTAAGAGTTGAGGATGAAGATATATCATTAAATGTACCTGATGTTGTAAAAGTATGTGCTATTTACGAATCTAAAGATACAAATACACCAGTTTTAGATAAACTAACATTTGTATCTGGATTAGGATTAAATACTAGCACTTTTGTTGGAGAGCAAATAAAAGGTCAAGAAAGTCGTGCAGTCGGACAAATTGTAAGTCGTACTGCTAACACTGTAGATTTTGTTTACTTAAATGATAATAGATTTACTGTAGGGGAAATTGTTAAATTTAATGAGTCATCTGTAGAGACTGTTTTACAGGGTGTAACTGTTGGTAACTTTGTTGATAGAACAAGTAATTACACACTAGATACTGCTCACAAGTCACAATACTGTGATTATTCAAGAATTATTAGAAATGCCAAATCTGCTGTTCCATCTAAAAAACTTTTAATTGTATTTGATCAATATCAAGTAGCAAGTGGAAATAGTGGTGATTTCTTTACAGTAAATTCATATCCGATAGAAAGATACACAAAAGATCTTCCTTTTGTTAATGGAATACCTGCATCAGATATTCTTGATTATCGACCCAGAGTATCACCATATGTTTATTCTGGAGGTGGAGCATCACCATTTGCATTCAGCAGCAGAGCTTTTGAATCAACTAATCCATATGTAATTACCCCAAATGAGAGTGCTTTACTAGGTCTTAATCATTATCTTGGCAGAATAGATAAATTACTTGTTAATTATGATGAGGGTATGGAAGTATTCCTTGGAGAGTCAGCAGAGATTCCTGTTGAACCTTCAAATAATAGTGATGCAATGGAAGTAGCAACAATAATATTGCCACCATATTTGTATGACATAAGAGATGCAGAGATAAGATTAAAAGATAATCGTAGATTTACAATGCGTGATATTGGAGCACTTGAAAAAAGAATTGAAAATTTAGAAAAACTAACATCATTAAGTGCTTTGGAGTTAGATACAAAATCATTCCAAGTTAAAGATGCTGATGGTCTGAACAGATTTAAGAGTGGTTTTGTTGTAAATGATTTTAAAGATAGAACATTCATTGATTTTAGTCCAGAAGGTGGTTCAAGTTGTGATGTAGATGTAGAAAACAAAGAATTAATTTCTGCAGTTGATTTTTGGTCAATGAATCCTGAACTAGCATTAAATTCTGGTATTGATGTTAAGACTGCGGATACTAATTCTAATTTACAACTTTTAGATCCAAATTGCAAAAAAACAGGAGATTTAATCACATTAGATTATGAAGAAGTAGATTGGATTGAACAACCTCAAGCAACAACAGTTGAAAATGTTAATCCATTTAATGTGGTTGCTTTTTCAGGTTTAGTAATATTAGATCCACCTTCCGATAATTGGACAAGAACAATTTATGTAAATAACGAAAGAAGAGAA